ACTCTGTGATACATGGAGGCAGACTATTGACTTATCAAGCTTAACTACTCTAGCCACAGACTTTATGGAAATCAGAGGGGCTGATGTAACTAAGTACACAGATTGTGCTGCTGCTTCTGTATTCGGTATCTATGTAAACACAGGTACTACTGTAGCCTGCACTGCAACTATTGACATATTTGGGTTCTTAGCATAATGGGAAAGAATATAGTTCCAGGACATGGATATCCTAGACTCAACGAAGATGGGTCTGTAGACTTTGGTGGGTCTGCTAATTACTCCCGCTTTGATAATAATGGCAGGCTTACCATGGCAGGTAGTGCCAGAATCAAGCGTCATGTAAGAGTTACTGCTCCTTCCTGGAAGTCTGGTGTAGCTGGGCCAACAGAGAGGTTTCTAAGTGTCTGGCCTATATTAAAGTTTGATGCTGCATCTGATGACGAAGTACATTATAGTATACTTATTCCATATAGGTTTACTGCAGGATCTACAATAAGTGTAGTAGTAGACTGGTGTCATGAGGCTGTAGCTGATGCTGGCACAGTCTGTTGGGGTCTTGAATATAGAGTTATAGAACCAGGTGAGACTGTTACAGGGGCTACTACTACAATATTAGGAACTTCGCCTGGGACACATGCTCAGCATGTTTTAGTAGGGACTCCTCTTGATACTGGGATCTTAGGAGTAGTCGCACATGATGTTATTGGACTACGTCTATATCGTGATGTAAGTGGTGACACCTTAGCAGTCGGCGCTGCCTTAATACAAGTTCATTTTGAGTTCATTATGGACAAATTAGGAGAACCTACATAATGCCTTACATAGTTCAAGGTAGTCCTTCTAGCTGGAAGACAGATATTTATAATAAGAAAGACTTTAATTATGAGTATCCTTTAGGTCTTGACTTGAAACCTGGATCTGATTTTCATAATAAGTTAAGATCTAGAATCTACCAGCGAGCACAGGAATCAAGAAATGAAATATCTAAGCGATTCGATTCCTGGAGAGAGATAGATAAGACTCTAACAGCTTACATCCCTCTCAAAGACAAGGAACAGCAGCTTAAGAACAAAGATGCTTCAAAGCCTGTTTCTATAGTATTTCCGTATAGCTATTCTATGCTCGAAGCGTTGCTAACCTACCTATCAATGGCATTCTTTCAGGACCCTATCTTCCAATATGAGGGAGTAGAAGACGATGATACAATGGGTGGGATGCTGATGGAGTTGGTGATTAGGTTGCATTGTATTAAGAATAAGGTTCCCTTGAATGTTCATACAGTCTTGCGAGACTGCTTGGGGTATGGAGTAGGTATTGCAATCCCAGGATGGAATTCAGTCTATGGACGTAAACCTATTAAATCATCTATAATTACGCAGTCTGCACTAGGTGAGCAAACAACAGATGACGTCACCTATATTGACTCCTTACTATTCGAAGGTAATGATCTTAGTAACATCGACCCTTACATGTGGCTACCTGATCCCTCTGTCTCAAGCATAGACATTCAAAAAGGTGAGTTTGTAGGCTGGGTAGACCGTGATAACTATATGAATTTACTAAGTGAAGAAAGCATGCCTAACTCAACTCTGTTTAATGTTAAGTACTTAAAGCAGAAGAAAGACAAGCGGTCAACCTTTGCCCTAGACCAAAGTGAGCGTCAGACTCGACATGGAGGATCTACCAGACTGAACCAGTCGACTACTAACACCACAAGCCCAGTTGACACAATCAAGATGTATGTTAAGTTAATCCCTGAAGAGTGGGGCTTAGGTGAAAGTGAAACTCCTGAAAAGTGGTACTTTGAGCTTGCCTCAGATGATGTAATAATCTCATGCGAACGAGCTGACCACAACCACGGAATGTTCCCTGTTAGTGTAGCCTCCCCAGAGTATGATGGATACTCGATAACTCCAATAGGGCGTATGGAGGTACTTTATGGCTTACAGCATACTTTAGACTTCTTATTCAACTCACATGTAACTAATGTAAGAAAATCTATCAATGATATGTTGATAGTTGATCCTTACCTCGTGAATATTAATGACTTGAAAGACCCAGGACCTGGAGCATTAATAAGGCTGAGGCGTCCAGCTTGGGGACGTGGAGTGGATAAAGTAGTTCAGCAACTCGCAGTCCAAGATATTACAAAGTCCAACATAACTGACTCTGCTTACATTACCCAGTGGATGGATCGCATAAGTGGCGCTGATCAATCCATGCAGGGTGCTCTTAGAATGTCTGGCCCTGAGCGACTAACAGGGGCTGAATTCCAAGGTACACGAGGTAGTGCAATCAGCCGCTTACAACGAATTGCTATGATAATAGGTATGCAATTCATGCAGGATGTAGGTACCATGTTTGCTGTGCATACGCAGCAGTATATGTCACAGGATACTTATGTGAAGATAGTAGGACGCTATGCTAAGCAGCTTCAGGCAACCTTTGGTCCTAAAGCTCAGAACGTTAAAGTCTCACCTTTTGAACTAGCAATCAACTATGACCTTATTGTAAGAGATGGATCAATCCCAGGAGGTAACTTCTCTCAGTCATGGATTGAGTTGTTTAAGGTAATAGGCACAACCCCTGAACTAATGCAACAGTTTGACGTAACCAGAATCTTCATGTATATAGCACAGCAACTAGGTGCAAAGAATGTAGAAGACTTCAAACGAAATATTAACCAGATCCAAGGTCAAACAATGCCTGATGATCAAGTCTTAGATGAAGCTCAAAAGGGAAACATGGTTCCAGTAGGAGTTGAATAATGAAAGATGAAGAAGGAGTAAGAGTCTATTCCACAATGGATCAGGTAGAAGATCTTAAGTCTTCCATAGTGTGGAATGATATAGTGAACGAACTTGAAGTATGGAAAGAGGGATTTCAGGCTGAGCAGCGTTCAATGGTAGATGACATAGCTGATAAGAATCTTACAACTGCTGCAGTTTTGACTCACTTAGGAGACCTAAATGGAAGGGTAAAGACGGTAGATTATTTAATAAACTTACCTGACATATTCCTACAAATACTGGAGGATAGAAAAAATGACGCTAAACGTAAACGAGCCGACTGATCAAGTTCTTGGTTCTGCAGTACCTGCATACATCAGAGCTAACAGGGTAGCCTTAAACGCTATCTCTGGCTCTGGTAATGTAGGAGTTACTGAACTGGAAATAGCCCTCGGAGTAACCTCTTTAACAATAGGTACAGATGTAGGCTCCTATGGTTATGAGGCTATTAAGCTCTCAGGAGCTGCTGCTGTTACTATAGCAACAATGCTTGGTGGGACTGAGGGTATGGTGAAGGTGTTTATTTTCCAAGACGCAAACGTAGACATAACAGATGGTGCGAAGGCTGACGGGAAATTCTACCTTAATCACCTACCAGCACTAACTGACTACGCTCCAGAACAAGATGATGTCCTAGCATTGGTCAATGTAGGTGGGGATGGAGCAGCTGTTCACGGATATTGGAAGGAGCTGTACCGCACTACATCCGTGAAATAGATCGTTTAACAATAAAACAAACTGGGAGGTTAGCAAGATGGGAGATAATACAGTGGTAGATGCAGTAGGAGAAGATGTAGCTTTGATGAATAAATCTTTTGATGAGGGGTTGGTAGAGGAGCCTATAGAACCTATCGAACCAGTGGAACCGATAGAGCCCGTTGAGCCAATAGAGCCAGTAGAACCTATTGAGCCGATTGAGCCTGTCGAACCAGTAGAAACTGAAAAAGAAAAGGCTTTGAGGGAAGAGAATGAAGGTTTAAGGACTAAACTTGCTGAGAAGGAAGTTGCTCCTAAGGTTGAACCTGAACCTGAACCTGAACCTGAGCCAGCATTAACCTTAGAAGAACAAGACTTCATTGGTGAATTAGATCTTGACGAACTAACTCGTGACCCAAAGGAGTTTAACAAGTTACTAAACAAAGTATTCACAGCAGGGATTGAAACCTCTCGTAAGGTCCTAGGTGAAGGCGTCTTACGCTCCATCCCTGATATTGTAAGGTCTAACGTCACAGCAATAACTAACCTAAACAAAGCTAGTGCTGAATTCTATGATAACAACAAAGATCTCGTACCCTTTAAAAAGGTTGTAGCTGCTGTATTTGAGGAAGTCGCATCTGAGAACCCAGATAAGAAATATGATGAAGTTCTTTCACTTGTCGGAGACGAAACTCGCAAACGTCTTGACTTGAAGAAGGTAGCTGTAGCTGATACCAAGGATAAGAAAGCTTCTCCGAACTTACCACGTAAGAAAGGCTCAGCGGGGAAGACTGGAACTAAACCATCTACTGAGCCTCTCCTGGATGAAATAGGAGAGATGAACAAAACCCTAGGGAGGTAATACTATGGGATTAGAACAAAATAACGAACAGCATTACCGTGAAGTACCTGATAAATTCCACGAGCCTTTTGCGGACTATCAGATGACTTCTCGAGACTACGTCTTGCGTCCTTACACAGTTGCCGCTGCTATCACAGTAACACTACCGCCTGTAGCTGAGTGTAAAGGTAGGTTTTACTCAATAGTGGCACGTGCCTGTACTATGACTCTAACTATAACTATCACCAGTAAAGGTGACGATGAAGGATGGGAAGGCGACATTGTCATGTTTGAGATTGGCACTGCAACGATGCTTTACTCCGATGGGATGAAGTGGTGTTTGCGTTCCTTGTCAGACATTGAAATTGCTTCCTCGACTCGTGGACAGTATAATCGAGCTGCAGCTGAAATCTCAGGCATGACTGCTAGAGGTGGAAGGTTTCGCGCTGAGGCGAGAGCTACTGAAATTGGTAACCTTGTAGACGCTGATGGTGTACATGCTCAGGGTGTAGCTTATGAAGCTTTATTTGCTCGGACTGTTAATGCCCTGTATGCCGAAGCAATGGTCAAAGCTACTTCTACAGTCACTACTCTCCGCGGAGCTATGATTACTGCAAATACGGAAGGTGCTGGACACACTATCACAAATATGATAGGCTGTCATATCAGGACTTATTCAGTTACAACTCCTGGTGGATATTACAGAACCTTGCTACTCGAACATGAGAAGTCTGGTGCGAATCCTGGGATTCCCCTTAACGAATACATCAAGATTATTGATTCTGTATTCACTGCAGTTCAAACCACTGCAGCTTACGGTCTTCGTATGCTGACCACTGGTATCATTACCACTGGTATCTCAATTGAAAGTCAAGTAGCCACTGGTATCTCTATCTCAACTGTTCTTACTACAGCTACGGGTAGAGGTATTAAATCTGCTTGTACCTTAACAGCTGGAAACCTTGGTGACGGCTATGGTGTGAATGAGATTGATCTTACACTTGCTGGAACTGCTGCTGGACACATTGCAGCTATGTCTTCCTGGGTGAATATACCTACTGGAGTAGTTGCTGGAGTTGGTGGAAATTTTATAGCTGCTCAAACCAATGGAGTCTGGTCAGATGCTGGTGCTACTATAACTGGTGGAGTTGTCATAACTGGTATGGTTACACAGGGGATTATGGGTACAGCTGATCCTACAGCACTTTGTATATTTTCATCTAATATATCAGGTGATGTGCTTCA